CTTTCCTGATTGTCACGGCAACGATCTTGATATATTTATCCTTATATCGGATCAGTTTTATGGAAAGGAATTTCGGACCCGATCCCTCCCTTGACCAGTTCCAGTCTACCTTTCCCTCCTCGTGTAACCTCGCGGCATAAATGATATTGAATCCAAACTCAACAAATAGTTCGAACAGGTCCTTTGATCCGTGGATTTCCTTCGATCCCCGGAGGTCTCCTTTCTTGAATGGGAGGAACGGTTTCTCCTTGTCTGCATCCCGGAGGGCCTCCCCCGCCGCCTTCACAAGTCCCTTGTTCGTGAGTTTCGGGATCGTGTTCCGGACCACCCTGGAAAAATGAACGTCGAAATCTCGGGTGTCCACAAAGAATCCCGTCTGATCTGCCATTTATTGAGTTCTCCCAGTCCCCGGTTCAAGATAGATTTCCTTGAACTCAATTGAAAAATGTCTCCGTTTGATAATGTTTATGATCGGATGAGTGAAGGATTCCCCGTCCAATTGAATCCGGTCCGTGTGATTGATCTCCTGGTCCAGTCTGATGAGAACCTGGATCGGACTCTGAATCTCCTCCCCGGTGTTCGAGTAAACCAGCTTTGTCTTGTAAACCACGTGACCCCTGATCTCCTCGGAGGATCCGACTCCCCGTTCATTGTATTCATTCAGGACCCCGGCGACATGCCTGATCACAGTATCTGTCAAATAAGCGTTGATCATGATAGTCCTTTCCTCACACCGATCGCCTCAACGGATGTCGGTGACATGGAGTGCATGCAGTTCGGGTGATAGGGAGGCTCCTCACTTAAAAGAGAATATCCTTTTGTCGTCCCGTTGAGAGAGAACACCCTTCCCTGGAACGGGATACAGACCTCCGTTATTGATCCGTGATCTGAGACCTCAACGAGATCATTCTCATATTGATCACAGGTGTTCCTCGTGGACTGACTCTGAACCTTTCTCAGTCTCGTCCTCGCCACCATTCTCGAATAGTATTTCAGATTGTAATTTCGAGCATTGATCCGGATGTATTGTTCGTCTCCGATGATTCCACGGAAATGTTCCATGATCCTCTTTGCAATCTGCCCCCTCGACTCTCCTGCACGAACCGCATCATCCAGGAGATCGGAGATCACCTCCTCATCTCGGAGGTCCCACGCCTGGATTTCAAGGAGGTTCTGTGCGGCCCTCCCCATGATGTCGAAATAGATATTCGCGGTCACAAGGATTGACTGGTTCGCCTCAATCAAGTCTTGTTCTGTGACGCTTGAGAACTCGTCCTTTGTGATTTTTTGGATACTCTCATCAAAGTCTGGATCAGGGTCCCTTCCCAAGGCCCTCAGTTTCGTGATCGAGATCACCTCCGCGTCGTCATAGGCACTCTCCACAGCCGGTCTCGCCCAGTTCAACGCATACCGATCCAAACCATTCACGATGGTCTGGACTTGTCTCATGAGTCCGGGAATCCCGGAGGACTTGAATGAGACAATCGGATTGACACCCAGAAAAATCTTTGTGAGTTTTTTCCCTGCAAGATTATACGTCCTCCCGATCCGGTCCACATCCTCACGTTCAGGAATCAGCCCGACAACCGCCATCCATCACTCCTCGTATTCGTGAATCCCCACGAACAGACTGACCGTGTCCGCAGTTGCACACTTTGTTCTCGCCCAGACTTTCGTTCCCGATGGGATTCTCCTCGTGATGATATTGAATGGAGAACCCCCGGCCCTATTGATGTTCGTGTCCACCGAAATCACCATGAATTCCGTGAACGCATTGACCAGGAGTGCCGCATCTGCATCCGGGCCCTGTGCCATCTGAATGATGAATGGAGTCGCGGCCTGGATGTCCGAGATCAGGACCCGATGTCCGTCAAATCGTGTCATCCCCGGAATTGCGGGGGTGTCATCCGGTCCCAGGACTTTCGCCCACGCCCCCCAGTCGTTCGCCCCGGATGTCAGGACGAAAGGATTCAGCGTCCCCCTCAACGCCCAGTCGTCCCCACTCTGGTCCCCACTGATCCCGAACCATCTTTCTCGATTGTGGAAATGTTCATCATGCGTTAAAATTTCCTCCAGGATCGTCCCGATCTTCCCACCCTGGTTGAGGTTTCTCATGAGATCACTCCGATCAGGAGTTTGATGTTCCGGATCGTGGGGGACCCTCCAGACAGTGAGACAAAATTCAATCTCACAAATGAAACATATCCCCGATAGATCATTGAATAAATCCCGTTCGCCGCGATCGTGTAGTCCTCATCCCCCGCATCCAGGTTGAACCACTCTCTCCCGTCCAGTGACCCCTCGGCCCGGATCACCACATTCGTCGAGATGTCCCTCACTCTGAATTGCCATATCACATCCAAGGAGGCTTTCAGGAGATAACTATCGGTCACTCCGACCGCCGAGAGGTCTCCGACATCGAACGGTTCTCCCCTCAGCTCTGCATTGTCTCTCACATCAATGATCATTTCCTCCTCCCTTAAAAATCCGTTACGTTGTCCCCCACCGCCTTGTTCTCATCACGGTCAATTTCCATGATAGCAAATTCAACCTCGTTCAAGAACGGTTCCAGAATGTTGATCACGATCGGGGGGAATGGTAACTTGTCGAGCCACTCTGTGAAATAGTCCTCCTTGACGATCCCGGCCTTGATCACACCCTGAGCCTGGAGACCTTTCCTCCGGTCCTCATCCTCCAGGTGTAAGGCGATATAGTAGCCCAACTCTTGTTGAGCGAGTTTCAATAAAATGAGTTGTGCGGCTGTCGGAACGGCAGGGATCGTGAACTGTTTCGCATACGTGATCCGGGTATAGGAAAAATTCAGGGTCTTGTTTTTCTTGTCGTTCGTTGAGAGAGAATCCCATGAACGAGTCTCCAGACGATTGTTCGCAAAGTACGCCTCGGCCTCAATCAGAGTTGACCATCCGATCTCTGTCACTGCCATGTTTCCGTCCTCCTGTCATACAACGTAAGCGATTCTCATAGGATTGTAAAGGTCCCCTCAATTTCCTCTGGAGGAGCCATTCTCTGAAATCAGTCTGGATCACCTTGAACTCCTCCCTGGTCCAGTCCACGGTGTCGATGTTGATGTGTCCTCCGAGTCCCTGACCGTTGACCTGGATGTATTTTGAAAAGTCCGTGTATATCTTCGTGATCCCGAATTTCTCAGGATTCCGAACCACGGGGATTCCGGGATACGGTTGAAATGTTGACGCGAGATACTGACTCGGATCGGAGTCGATGATGAACTGTTTCGTCTCCTCCAGGGTCTCCCTCGTCTCACCTGGGAATCCGACGATCAAAAAGATTCGATCCAGGACCCCGGCCTTTTTCGCCCACTCAATCACCTGATGGTTCTGTTTCACCGTGACCTGTTTGTTCATTCGGTCCAACATCTTTTGAGACCCCGACTCGATCCCCCAGGCGATATTCTGACACCCCGCCTGTCTCATGAGATCATAATCCTCATATGTATCCAGGCCTGCACGTCCGAGACATCTCCAGGTCATTTCCATCGGACCGATCAGGTCCATGAGTCTGTGAACCCGTTTCTTGTTGATAATGAATGTGTCGTCCTGGAAATTGAACGCCCTGATCCCGTATCTGTCGATGATCTCTTGGACCTCACGAGCCACGCTCTCCGGGGACCTGTATCTCACAGTCCGAGCCTGACTCTGTAAACCACAGAAATTGCACCTGTATGGACATCCCCGACTCGTGAGGATCGAGATGGAGTGATCACCTCCGATGGTCCGGTGATATTCATAGACGTCTGAATTGTCAAGGAGCTCATAATCTGGATTCGGATATTCATCCAGGTCTCGGGACAATGGATGTTCGTACGTGAGTTTGAGTTTCTTTCCATTCTCCAGGTCCTCAATCAGGTCCAGGATCGCCAGTTCCCCGGCTCCCACCACGATTGAATTATAAACATCCGGGATGTATTCCCACTGTCCGGTCTCAACGAGTCCCGTGAGATTCGCCCCTCCTCCCACAATCCACGCATCCGGACTTTTATCCAGACACATTTCCGCGATCTTCGAACTCAGGTCCATCGTACAGACATACGAACTGATCCCATAGATATCACAGGAAAATTGAATTCGATTTCTCCAGTCCATCGGATTCTTGTATCCGGACAGGTCTGTCACCCGGACCTCGTGACCATGTTCTTTAAGGGACGCGGCGACGTACAGGAGACCGAGGGGGGCGTCCAGTTTGTCATCAGTTGCCGTGGGATGGGGAGGGTGAATCAGTTGAATTCTCATCTATCTCCTCAAAACAGTGTCGTGAGATGAGATCTGCGGGACTTTCTCTGTCCTCCGGATACAAACCTATGGATGAATCACGTCCGTTTGACCATGAATGTCACACGCCCTGCAGGAATGTAATA